AGGAGCAATAATGGCTAATCCCGATTCAGTCAGTCAGTATTATCTCGATTCGTTTGGGAATGGTCGTATTGGTCAAGGTCCATTGGCGAATTTGTCTGCCACTGCTAACGCAGTGGTGACAATTCCTCTTTTGAATGGCGGTTTAACCAACAGCGGAAACCTTACTGGTTCAGGTGCTGTGATTGTTCGTCGAGTAACAGTCAACGCACCTACTGGTAATGTTTCTAGCGCAAACGTCTCGATTACGACAAGTAACGATGGCAACCTGTCTAACGCAGTGGTGTCTCCCGTTATCTTGGCTAACGTGACAGCGGTTAACCGTTATCAAGACTTGACTATTGCTCAACCATATCTGTCTAACACGACAGTCTCTGGTTCTGTTACTCAGGCTTTGTATGTCAACGTGCATACTGGCTCTAGCAACAGCAACACGGTAAACTTCCAAGTTTACGGCGACGTTGTGTCTTTCTGATGGAAAACGTATTTGTAACCAATCGTGGCAACACCGAATTAACCATCGGTTATGACGGTGTTGTCTACGAATTCAAAAAGAACGTTCCCGTTGAGATTCCTCTGGACGGGGCTGTCAAATTGTTTGGTTACAAACTACAAGACAGAGAACATATTTTGGTTCGGCATGGGTGGATTAACACTCATGCGGAGCTTGAAGAAAGTTTGAAAAAGCTGGACCAGTTTGTAATAACAACTGAGAAGCCTCAACAAGACAGCTCGTTACCCTCGGCTGTTGGCGTAGTACCCCTGCGGATTGAAAAATCCGCTGGGGGAAAGTTCCATCAAAAACGGGTAGCATAACAATGGATGCTTCATGCCAGCGCTCAATGACTACCTCTATCAAGTCGAAAATTTGTTGCATGACTCAAACAATGTCTTTTGGTCGCAAAGTCAGCTAACAAATTACATCAACGAGGCTAGAGAGCGCCTTGTAAGGGACACGGGTTGCCTAAGAACAATTCAAAATACCCAAACTCCCATTGCATCTTCCAACCCATATCTGGGTACAAACAACAACACAACTCCTGCATCCACTTGGACAGCTAACACGGCTGTAACTGCGGGTCAGTATGTGTTCAGCAACATCTATATTTATCAGTACCAAACATCAGGCACATCTGGCAGCACAGCGCCAGCATATCCCACGGGTACAAACATTTTCCCGCCTACAACGTCTTTTGCAGACGGTACTGCTACCCTGCAATACGTCCAAAACGCTGAGATTATCCCGTTTGCGTCATTGCCTGACGGGATTCAAACCATAGACATCTTGGGTATCAATTTGTACTGGGGCAACAGTCGCATTCCTATGCGTTATTTGCCCTGGTCAGACTTCACGGCTCAGTTGCGTTACTGGCAAAACTACGTTGGTCGCCCTATTTGTTTCTCTGTGTACGGTCAACAGCAGTTCTACATTGCGCCTGTGCCCGACCAATCGTATTACATTGAGCTGGATACGGTGATTTTGCCTTCTCCATTGTCTTTGAGTACGCCTACCGCTACTGATTCAATTCTTGACCCGTACAGCACGGCTGTGCAGTATTACGCTGCTTACAAAGCCAAGTTTTACGAGCAATCCTACGGTGAAGCAGAGATTTTTAAGCAAGAGTACAACAAGCACGTTCTCAACATCCTGAATTCAACGTATACACGACGTATTCCTAACCCCTATAGCAGTGGAGGTTAAGAATGGCATCAGCAGAGCAAAAGAAAAGCTATGCGGTCATCAAACAATTCAGGGGAATTGATACCAAAGCCAACCGCACGGCTATTGAAAAAGATGAGTTCTACTGGCTAGAAAATGCTATGCCTATTGGCTCTGGCAACTTGCGTATCACGCCGCAATCGTCATACGTTACCAACAGCGCTAACGCAACGGTAGTCTTTTCTAACACCGTAAGTTACCTGACATCCGTAAATATTCAGGATGACTACATTGTTGCTTCTGAAACAGATGGTCGAATGGAATATTTTGACCTGAATACCAAGGCTTTTGGGAACGTTGCCACTGCTGGCACGTTTTCTGCATCTGGTGTCAGTGCAGCGCAATATCAAAACACCAATATGTTCATTGGAGACCCTGTAAACGGTCTTTATGAGTGGGATGGCGGTAATTTGGTGTCTATTGGCTCTGTAGCGGTCATCGGCATCACAAACCCAGGCTCTGGGTACTCATCTGCCCCCAGCGTCAAGATTTCAGCGCCTAATCAGACCAACGGCGTTCAGGCAACGGCTGTGGCGACCATCACATCCAACGTTGTCACGGCAATTAGCCTGACAAACACGGGTAGTGGATACACATCTCAACCTACAGTGACCATCACGGGCGGTGGTGGCACGGGTGCAGCCGCTATTGCTCAGTTGACCACGTTCAAAACGGGCACAGTGGCGGTGCAAGTGACTAACGGCGGGTTTGGATATGGTGCAAACGGCACGTTTTATGTGACTTTCTCTGGTGGTGGCGGTTCTGGGGCAAACGCCACGGCAATCGTGTCTGGAAACGCTGTTACGCAGGTCATTATGAACAATCCTGGCTCTGGCTATACGTCAGTGCCTACTGTGAGCTTTGCAAACGGCTATTCTGGCAACGTAACGGCTAATGCAACCGCTACAGCGGTGGTTAACACCAACGGAATTGTGGACGTTGCAACCTTTTCAGGGCGTGTTTGGGTGGCTGCTGGGCGTACTGTTTACTCTTCTAGCGCTGTTTCCCCCACTGACTTTAGCTCTGTGTCTGCTGTGGCGTTCAATTTGTCAGACTCGACGCTGCACGGCAACATTCAAGCCTTGTTGTCGGCCAACAACTTCTTGTACATCTTTGGCGACGATAGCATCAACGTTTTCTCTAACCTGCAAGTGACTTCCACGGGCAGCACGGTGTTCACCAACACCAACGTTTCTGCTTCTATCGGTTCTAAACGCATTTACGCCATCTTCCCGTACTTCCGTTCTGTGCTTTTTATGAACGATTACGGGGTGTACGCCCTTGTCGGGTCTACAACCACCAAAATATCAGACCCCCTAGACGGTATTTTCCCTTACATTGACTTTACAAAGCCAATTACAGCGGGTCAGACACTGCTCAACAACATTTTGTGTGCGGTGTTTAACTTTTACATCAGTCCGTCGTGTCCTTATGGGTTTGGCGGCTCACGTTACATCCAAGCGGTGTTTTTTGACAAGAAATGGTTTATCACAAGCCAGGTGCAACCGATTCAGTACGTCACATCTGCGCCAGTGTCAGGAAAAATCAATTTGTACGGCACAGATACAAGCCGCCAGTTGAATCAGTTGTACTCAAATACGTCCAGCAACATCAACAGCTACATTCAAACGGCTTTGCAGGATATGGGCGACCCTATTCGCACCAAACAAGCCTTAAAATTTGCTGTAGAAGCAACGTTGGTATCGGCGGGTACGTTCAACATTACCGTTGACAGCGAGAGTGGTTCTAGTCCAACATACACCTTATCAAACGGGTCTGTGTCTTGGCAAAACAACTCTGGACAAACCGTTGTTTGGACAAATAATTCTGGTGCAACTATTGGATGGTTGTTTGAAACTGGATATTACTTGTACAAGTCTGACGCACAGCAATATGGCAAGTATTTGGGGTTGACAATGACATCAAGCAATCCTGCGTTTGTCATCAACACGTTTGAGTTTGAACACGAATTGAGAGTGAGGTTCTAAATGTCTGGTGTACCGTATATTTTTGCTAATGCAACAACATCTATCCCGCTTAATCAGTTGGATACAAACTTTGCCACGCCCGTAACTATTGGCAATACAACAGTTGCGCTGGGTAACACAGTTACTTCTATCGGCAACTTGACGTTGACAAACGTAACCATTTCTAGTGGCACAAGTAATATTTCAACAAACGTAGCCAATGTGACGGGTATTCTTGTTGAAGCTAACGGCGGCACAGGCACTACAACTGGTTACTATGGCTTTAAAAACCGCATCATCAATGGTGCGATGGGAATTTGGCAACGAGGCACAAGTGGATTTACTACTAGCGGAGCCTACGGTGCGGATAGATGGTTTGTTGCTTGTGGTGGAACAATTTCTGCTGGCGCTCAATCGTCTGACGCTCCTGCTGGATTTCCTTATTCATATTCTTTTACATCAACAGGTTTTCCTGCAGTTACTCAAAGAATTGAAGCTAAAAATTGTTATGACTTTTCTGGTGCAACAGTAACAATTTCATTTTGGGCAAAACAAACATCTGGTGCAGGAAGCAATAGTATTGCACTTCAGCTTTTTTACGCAACAGCAACAGATAATTTTGCTTCTACAACTCAAATTGGTTCAACGGCAACATTTACTGGCACAGCTTCTTGGTCTCAATATACAGTAAGTTTTTCTGGCCTGCCTTCTGGAGTTTTAAACGGAATTCAATTAAACATTGTTTCAAATGCTTCTGGTTCAACAACAACACTGATTACAGGCGTGCAACTAGAAAAAGGCAGCACAGCCACATCGTTTGACTACCGCCCGTATGGTACTGAGTTGGCTTTGTGTCAACGGTATTATTGGAGAAACGGCGGTTCTGCACAAGGTGGTTTATATGCTCCTTTTGCAACTGGAGTCAATACATCCACAACAAACTTTTCAGCGGTTGTGCAATTCCCAGTTCGCATGAGAGCAGCACCATCTTTTGCGGTTGGAGGCTCTTCTCCAGTCATAGCAAACGGCACTTATTCTTCTGTAACTTTAGATCGAGTTTCTTTGGATCAAATTTTATTGGCAATAAATTTGACGGGAGCCACTAATGGAGCGGCAAATAGGTATCTTGGCAATTCAGACGGAACAACATACTGGGAATTCCCTGCGGAGCTATAAATGTATAAATTGTTAAATAATTCTCTTGGAATCGAACCATGCGCCGTTTTAAAAGATGGCAAAACAAACATCCCATTCGACCCCGCCAACACAGACTACCAAGTCTATTTGAAATGGCTGGAAGAAGGCAACACGCCTGAACCTGCGGATGAGGTGCAAACATGAGTGTAAGCGCACCTTTTGCTCCTAGCGGAAACACAGTGGTTATCTCAGCCACTACGACAGCTCCTGCGCCCGTTCAAGTAACTTCTACCACGTTGGGTAGCAACCAGTATCGAATCATCAATAGCGGCACTGTGACCGTTATTCTTGGGTTTGGTCAAACATCTGCGTTGGCATCGGCAGGTGGTGTTGTGCCCGTCACAACTCAAAGCAACTGCTTGCCTTTGTTGCCTGGTACGGATGAAATCATCACGTTTGCACCCAATGCCTATTTCACAGCAAATGCAACCACGGGTACAGCAACCATTTACATCACGCCAGGTGACGGAGATTAATCATGCTAAAGACGGTAAGTAGTGCAGGTTCTGGTTTTCCAATAACGCTGGGTAACACGGTTGTTACTGCTGGCAGCACTATTACGACTTTAGGAAATCTGACGCTCAACAACGTCATCATTAACGGCACAACAGAAAACGGCGTTCAATTTAATAACGTCAACATTATTAGCGGAAACATTGCAAACGTCGCAATTTCAAACGCTACCATCACTGGCGGCACAGAAAGCAACGTCACCTATAGCAACGTCACAATTAACAGCGGTAATGCAACGCTAAACAAAGTAACCGCAAACAGCGTTATCTCAACTGGAAACATTGCAGCTAACGTTGGAGCTGGAGCATTTTCTTATGGCAATTTGTCTTATACCGACACAGGTATTGTTGCGTCTTACGCCAACAGCGTTAACAGTTACGTTCAAATTGTCATGCAAAACACTAACAACGGTAACGCCGCTTCTAGTGACTTTGCTCTTGTAAACGACACAGGCTCTGCTTACGGTGACTTTGGTATCACTTCCAGCACTTTCTCAGGGTCTGGTCGGTTTTACAACGCCAACGTGGTGTATTTGTACGGCGGTTCTGTTGACCTCGTTGTTGGGACACTGGGGGCTAATGCCACGCACTTTGTTGCCAATAATTCAGCAACAGATGCGATGACTTTGAACGCCAACAACACGGTCACAATCAACACGCTCAATCAGCCAACGTCTGCCAACGCTACGTTTGCCACTGCCAGCTTACCTCTTGTACCCGCTGGATACATCACGGTTAACCTGAACGGAACAAACGTAAAAATCCCTTATTACGCTGTTTAACATGGACAACCAACAACTTTTCAATGTCGTTGTAAGCATTGCTGGATTTCTAGCGGTGTGGGTTTTCACAAACCAAATGCAGCGCACTCAAAAGTTGGAAGACAAGCTCAATGAGTTGCCCAAAGAGTACGTCCAGAAAGACGATTACAAAGAAGACATCAAAGAAGTCAAAGACATTCTGAAACAGATATTTGACAAGCTAGACTCCAAGGCAGATAAATCATGAATCAGGATGACTTATCTTATGTTGAGTTTGGAGATGTGCAGGGTTTAGGGCGTTTTGCGTTTGAGAATTACACGCAACATCAACTGTTTTTCCAGACATTAAACAGGAAAGGGTTTGTCACGCCCTTTTATCCTATTGAAGAAATTGACCCGTCAAACATTGACGATTGGTTACTGATTCACAACCAAATGCACGAATCTTTGGCTAACATTCTTAGCCTAAACAATCCGTTTCAATTGTTAGATGCTGACTTCAACGTAGAAGATGACTTTTATGATTGGCTGGGCGTTCACTCTGACATTCACACGCAAATTGCAGCAGCACTGGGGGTGTTTTAATGCCTACACAACAAGAAGTTCAACAAGCCTCTCAAAAATTGCAACAGGTTATTCAGTCTAGTGGGGTAAACCCTGCAATCATTGTTAACTTAGGCAAATTAGCCCACAGCGCTGTCAAAGACAAGGCGTTGTATCCCATGTTTGTCAAACAGCTTGTGGATTACAAGTTGATTGAGCCTGGGGAGATGAGCCAAAAGATAGATTACAGCGCACTATCGTTTTTTGTTGCTCTGGGCAAAGTTGCTGAAAAAATGACGGGAGCTGCATAATGGGTTTTTTTAGTTCACTCGTTTCTAGCATCAAATCGGCGGGTAGCGACCTTGTTGCCGACGCAAAAAAAGTTGCGCCTATTGTTGTTGCCGTATATGCCCCTGAGTTAGCGCCTGAAGTTGGAGCAGCTATGGGTCTCACTGGCACGGCGGCTGCTGCGGCTGGTGGAGCTGCTATTGCAGGGGGCGTAACAGCCCTAGAAGGCGGTACTCCCAAACAAATTCTAGGGTCTGCATTGGCAGGTGGCGCAGGTGGCGCTGCTGCTGGACTTGCTGGTGGCGGTGTTGGTGGTGCAGCGGCTGGCGGTGCGGTGTCGGGCGGTCTTAATGCTGCTGAAACAGGGCAAAACATCGGTCAAGGCGCACTCAAAGGCGGTTTGGTCGGCGGTGCATCTGCCCTTGGAGCACAAGAAGCCAGCAACCTTTTGTCACCAGGTCAAGCTGGTACTGGTTTGAAAGTTCCAGCAAATTCTTTGGATATTGCGCCATCCAGCACGGCAGCAACAGTTAACCCAACAGAGCCTTACACGGGCACAGGTGTCAAAGCTCCCGTAAATGCGTTTCAAGACATAAACACAACAATAGAATCCAACCCTAACATTGGTGTGCCAACCAACACGGGTCTGCAATACAACTTAG